AGACTCGCCACTTGTTCTGGGTATTTCCCGACCAGGTGGTACAACGCGTTCTGTTTAGTCTGTGTGAAATAGTGTTCACTGTACAACTGCAACCAGTCGGAGTGCACTCGCTGAACAATCTGACCATCGACGAGAAGGTCCACGCGTTCGATGAGCGCGTGTCCCACGGATTCTATGTACCCCACGTCGCTCTGGTTGAGTGCTGGAAGGGTGAATCGAAAACTCACGGTGCGCAACAGGTCTCCGACATCTTTTTTAAGACTGTAGCGAATGGTCTTCCCAAAGTCCACCACCTGTTCGGGTTCGATGTCGACGAACTCCGTGCTAAAGTTCCCATGTTTCCGAAAGTTTTCTTTAAAGTGCGTGTACTCTGGTCGCAGTGTGAAAAACTGGTCCTGAGGGCCTGTGGTGGCCAATTGAATTCTTCCAGCCATTCCTATAATACGAGTAGATTAATATCTTAAACCACACAATCCATGCTCGATGCGCAAGACGTTATAGTTTTCGGCGTACACTCTTACCGTGTTGTCGTACCCGGCGTATAACGGGAGGATTTCCACGTCTAAAAGTTTATGAATGATTCGAGACATGTTCACCTGACCTGTGGGGTAGTACCTCTCTGGGTACATCGACCACGAGTACATGGCGAAGTCTGACTTGACGGTGTACGGGTTCAATGTGTTCGTGTCTCTATCAAAGCTGAAAGCACTCTTTGCAATCTCTGGAGAGTTTACGTGATTTCTAAGAGACTGTTCAAAGGTGAGAAACTTATTATTTTGATTGAACACCACCTTTTCGTTGAAACGAAGTTGAAGATTTTTAATGGTGTTAAAGTCTGTGGGAATGTTTTTGGACACGGAGTAATCGCTTTGCGACACCACGTACATCTGTTTCACTGGGTGTTTGAAATTGAGCATCACCGACTTTTTGTCAAATCCATCCTTCATGACGAACTGTGATAACTGCAACTGGGTAATCACGTATTCCACGGGTTGTGATTGCAAAAAGTTTCGTTCATCTTGGGTCACGAACACGAAATCCGTGTCTAGGGACAATCGTTCGATGGTGGCGGTGTCCCCAGCCCTGAATCCACCGAAAATCAACTCCTTCAGTGGTCGGAACTTCACGCGCACCTCCACCTGCTGTTTCAACAGGGCACACACCGGAATGGCGAGTTCGGGGTGTCTGTACATGTAAAACGGAAGGTCCAGGAAATAGGTGTTATTTCCTGAGTATCTCAAAAAGTCTCCGTGACCGGTGAGAAAGTACACCGACTGTCGCACGTCGTCGTCGTTGTTTTCCAACTGCTGGCGCATGTAGATGTATTCACCCGTGATGCGTTGGATGGTTTGTCCACCGATGATGAGGTCTGCCCACTCCACCAGGTGCGTGCACACAGATGGAGGCCAGTACACGTCGTTCACCCCAGTTTCATCGGGTTGTGGATCGCTCAGGGTGATTTTCAACGTCAAACCACGAATGAGGTCGCCTTTATTGTGTGGAATTCTACAGGACACCTCATACCCGAAATCGGCCGTGCCGTCGAACGGTGTCTCGAGCCGTTCTTGAGAAAACTTGGTGTGTCTTTTGAAATTCATCAGGAAATGCGAAAACGTGGGCTCCCCTGTGCACCAGGTGTCGGCCACACCAGTCGCCGCCAATTTCAACGACATCTCTGATATAAGTGAGTAAAATTTTAATAAACAAAAAGTGCGCCTTCTAGTAGATATGAATCTTCAGTTGAGGAAGTTCAAACCCGAAACGATGGCAGATGATAAGGTGTGCGTCTTCATCGGTAAGAGAGGTACGGGTAAATCCACGCTGGTATCGGACGTGTTGTACCACAAGAAACACCTACCCGCGGGGATTGTCCTCTCAGGCACGGAAGAAGGGAACCACTACTACAGCAAACACGTCCCAGATCTATTTATTTATGGAGACTACGATAAAGAAGCCATCGAGCGGGCCATCGAGCGACAGCGAAAACTCGTGAGCGCAGGGAAACCAAATTGTGGATGTTTCCTCCTTTTAGACGATTGCATGTACGACAACAAATTTCTCAAAGACACGTGCATCCGGCAGTGTTTCATGAATGGACGTCACTGGAAAATCTTCTTCATGTTGACGATGCAGTACTGCATGGACCTGCCCCCAGCACTGCGCGCGAATGTTGACTACGTCTTCATACTCAGGGAAAACATCATTCAGAACAGAGAAAAACTCTACAAAAGTTTTTTTGGCATTTTCCCATCGTTCGACATGTTCAACAAGGTTATGGATGCGTGCACTGAAAACTACGAATGCCTGGTCCTCGATAACACTGTGAAAAGTAATAAAATTACGGATTGTGTGTTTTGGTACAAAGCCAACATCCGACAAAATTTTAGAGTTGGTGCACCCGAACTTTGGGCGGCGCACAAGAAAATGTACAACCCTAAACACATGGAACAGCGCCAGGGGGACCCGAAAAAAATGAACAAAAAAACTGCGCTCACAGTGGTGAAAAAGAAATGAGCTGATAGAGTAGTATGTCCTCTGACGACGCCGCCATCACGACCTATAACCTATCCGACCCGGGGGATGGTATGGTCGCGCTCACACCACCACCATCGACAGCGTTTGTTCAAGAAGAAAAAAATGTCCGACAACAACAAAATACGACGATGGATTCCACGCCCATCTCTGATATCATGGAGCACGAACCGCAGCACATGATGATGGCACAACCCGCGGACCCGAGGGTGCAGGGTGTGATGCCGCACATGGTGGCCCCGCAAGCGGGTGGTCCGACTGGGTTCGCCCAACCGATGATGGCCCCGCAACCGCAGGAGAAGCAAAACCCGATGAACCTCTCTGATGAACAAATGACCGCCCTCTTCGTGGCGGTGTGCGCGGCTGCGGCGGTGAGCAAGCCGGTGCAAGATAAGCTGGTGACCTCTGTTCCCAAGTTCCTTAACGAACAAGGGAGCAGAAGCGCGGTTGGCCTCGCGGCCACGGGCGCCGTCGCGGCGGTTCTTTTCTATTTCGGGAAGAACTATGTGATTACTCCCAATTGAGATTGCTGTAGATAGAGCGGTCCAAACCCATGTAATAGGTGGCCAACGCTCCGAGCGTGAAAGTCGCCGTCAATAAGCCACTCACTTCAAGTGTCTTCTTGACGTCCTTTCCAAATTCAGAAAACTTTTCCTTTTCACTCTTGAACGCAGAGTGCAAGACGTATGTGAAAATCAGCGCTAACGCCGTCGAGGTGAAGAAGAAGCTTCGGTCCACGGCGAGACGAGGCATGCGGTTCACGACGGCTCGCATCACGTTCGGCACGACGAGTGTCAAGAGCAAGAGACGCACTTCGTAGCTGTCGATGATAACTGGAAGCAGAGACACGTAGTAGACCGACAACCACGTGGCGATGGCCATGTACAAATCTCTGGGTGGCGTGGTGGTCATATTTACAAGTAGTCAATATTATTTTTTTATTTGTCCTGAACATTCTTACCACAGAATGGCGTCTTTTCTGGAATCTTTTCGTAAATGGCGAGATTAAGTGCCATGTCTCTCAACTCCACATAGTTGTTCCAGTACGCATCACTGTGATTGTATTCTTGCACCGTGCAGTGGGCCAGTTCGTGAAGCAAGATGTGGAAAATTTCATTCACCTCTCCATCGAGACAGATGCCTATTTCAAATCCCTTATTGACGTTGTACCCCAACGTGCCGTCCCACGAATGGTGGTACGCCGTGATTGGCATCGGGCGATGAAGTTCTGGGAACTTGCCTTCCGCCACGAGATGTTCGCGCAACGTCGTGTACTTTTCTCGCACACTGGTCAGTGCCTCTGGTTCGCGGGTCGTGGCGAGTACATAGAGGTTTAGAATCAACAAGAATAACCAAAGCATCATCTACTTATTATAGGTAAATATAAATTTAGAATACATCTCCGTGACCTCGCACCCCACGAGTGGTCCCCAGTGCACGAGATGAAACCCGTGCGACTCCAACACCGTCACCAACCGGTCCTTGTACGCCACCGGTTCGGACTTTGCACCGTCTTCATAGAACGGGGTCTCCACCAGGTTCACGAATAACTTTTCACCAAAGCCACCCTGTGGAGAATTCTTGAGTACGAAAAAGTTTCCCAAGGCGTCGTGCATCGGGGTGCGCATCACGATCGCATCGGAGTTCGGGATGATTCCCGCCAGAGTACCAAACTTTTTCATCCTTTTTTTAATTTCCCTGATGCTGTCGTAAAACAACTTTTCACTGGCAAAGATGTAATGTAAACTAAAATTGTAGCACACGATGTCGTAGGTTCTGTTTTTAGGACACCCCAAGATGTCTCCGTGATAAAAATTCACGCGCATTTTGAGTCCCTCGGCACGACGCTTGGCCTCTTCCAGAGCCTCCACACTCGGGTCGCACATGCTCAGGTTCTTCACACCGGCGTGATGCCATTTTTGCAAGTCCCCACCGAAACCACATCCGACGTCGAGCACCGAGGGGTTCTCTCGACCATCCGTGATTGCTTGAATAAGTTCACGCTTAAAGAAATTGTGCGCTTTTCTAATGTCCTCCATTGGGGGACACCTCGATTCATTTAATAAATGAATCAATTTTTTAAACCGCTCTCGTAGTGTAGTGGTCATCACAATGGACTTTGAATCCATTAACCTTGGTTCGAATCCAAGCGGGAGCTAAACGTCGTACGGGTACTTGTGTACCCACAGGTTGCACACCCACTTTTCACCACGGGTCACCGGACGCCCGCCGTGAAAGGCTTTGCTCGTCATAAACTCGTAATTGTCCAAGTTTTCAAACAGGAGACAGTCACCCTTCTTCATCCGGTAGCGCTCTTTAATATTAGGAAACTCCGTCTCACCTCCTTCGAAGTCGTCATTCAATGCCACGATAAAGGTGTACATTCGGGGATTCGTACCATCTTTGAAACAATCGTAGTGTGGTCGATAGAATCCACCAGGGCGGTACCGCAATACTTGGAGCTTTTCGCAGTTGTTTATGGGTCTGTCTACGTGCTCCAAACACCGCTCCATGAGCTTACGCACCACGGGATCTCGTGGACTCAGCCACGCCGTCTCGCTCTGACGCACTTGGGTGTTCACCTGGTGATTTCCACCCACTGTGGACGGTTTGAATCGATGCACCGCTTCCTTCTTGATGTGTTCACACTCCTCTCCTGTGAGCACACCAGAGAGACGCACCGGTCGTTGATATGTAGGTATGAGAAAGAATACGAATAGAATGAGTGCTGCCAGGAGAATGAGCATCTTCTTATATTACACTTAGAATTTTTGTATGAAATATGGAGTCACACACCCATACCGTGTGTGTATCGTTTTGATGACGTCATTCGTGTAGTCGGTCAGTTTGGCGAGGTTCTCGAAGACTTCATCTTTGTTCTTGCCTAGTATGTATTGTCGCAACTCGTCCGAACACGTGTCTAGGAACATTTGAAAAATCTGCACCACATCTCGAGCCTTGGCGTTATGTTTGTCTCTGCGTTGCAACTCTCTCCGAAATGCATCCTCCGTGATTTCGTGAAGCATGTACTGTATGCGCATGTACAAGTTGTCTTCACGAACGAGCCATCGCCACCGAAGTTCACCCTCGACGCGCATCAGGGACATTCGAAGACTCAACAGTTCATAGCACGGGGGGTTTTCGAAATCACGAATCTCACCGTAGGTGGGGAGACCGCCACACGGAATGTCGCCGTGTTCTCTGTTCAGTGTCGACGTTTTTCGCTTGAATTCAAGGTAGTGTGGATTGTGTATCCGCCCCACACAGATGATACCCGTTCGCCAATCGAATGCCGTCTCGCACGACGTACACCACATCTGTGAACACCCAGAGGTTTTTTGTATCAACTCACCACACTTTGGACACGGTTTCGTGTCTTGGTTGAGAAGTTCCATCGTCTTCACCACCTCTGGATCACACACGTGTTCTTCGGAGAGTCGCTCGTTGCACTTGTCGCAGTAGCCCTGTCGACACATCCCACAGTACCAGTCTTCATCCATGAACCCACGACACTCGCCATTCGGACACTTTCGCACGAATCGTCGTTCCGTGTCGTCCACGGCGAAGCTTCCCGTGCGCAACTCTTCGTATTCTATGAGAGCATCCGTATAGGCTGTATGTAGTCGCTGAAGGTCTGGATACTGTTGGAACTGTGTGTCATCCGTGACTGGTATCACGATACCGTATTTGTTAAAAAGGCGGATGAGATCCGAACGAAGTTGACGTATCTCCTCACGGACGTCGCGCATGCGCAAGATGCGTTCCACTTGTGTCTGGGTGTCCGGGAAAAGCGCCTTTTCGCGTTCGAAGAGCACGTACTCCCGGTGTTGACGGAACTCTGTGTTTCTAAATTTTTTCGTACACCAGCTGTCTACGAAATCCCTGTCCCATCGAGTTTTACACCCCATGCAGTGCGCATCTTCATTCACGGACAACAGATACTTTTGACAACACGTACGACATGAAATCAAATCACAGAAAGCGCATGCTACCTTTTTGTGATTCGTTTTATTGTGCGTTTCACAACACACATCACACGAAGACATACTTACCAATTAATTGACTAAAAACTTTAACTTTACCCAGTCACGGTCCGACTTGAAAATCTTGGACAAACGCGGATTGCTATTCTTGAAAAAAATCATCAACGCATTGAGACGTCGGAACAATCCCAATGG